AAGAGCGACTGAACCTGTATGAAATCTATTTTTAATAGGGTCTTCACTTAATTTATTTATTTCACTATGGTTTATTTTTTCTTTCTTAAGTTCTGTTTCTATAAAATTTAATTCACTACTATCTAGTTTAGTTTCTGTAGTAAATAAAGGTTGTGAAAATAAAGGTAGTACATTGTGTTTCATTAGACAACCCAGCCTACAACGGTAATTCTTTCTCCGTCTATAATTGGTTTAACACAATGTGGGTATATGAAATTACTAGGCCACATGAGAATATCGCCTAATTTACAGTTCATAGAAAATTCATTTTGATTAGGTAATTTAAAACAAATTTCACCTCCTTTATAATCTTCATTACAAAATAAAATACAACTGATTGTTCTAGGAGTTTTAAAACCGTGATCGGTATGCCAAGTATAAAAGTTATTTTTAGTATATTTTAAAACATTCATTTCAAAATATTTTTCGTAATGAAGGTATTCAGAATTAGTTTCAATTTTATATTTTTCTAAACATTGTAAAAAATTAAAATTAAAATAATTGTACCAGTGCACATTGGTTAAACTTAGATGGTTATCGGTTAAATGTAAAGATTCAACATCTCGTATATCATTGTTAATTACAGTACCATCAGGTGTTTCAATAGGAGCATTTTGAAATTCTTTAGAATTTTTAGCATACAGTAGAAATTTTAAAATTATTTTTTTGTCTATAACATTATAAGTTTTAATAAAATCTGTTATTTCCATGATTTTTTATGCCAATTTAAATTTTTGTATCTGTGTAAAAATTTTAATGAGAAACCAAATCCTTCTTCAACAATATCTTTAGTTTTTTTAGATTTTATTTTCATTTTCCAATTTTCTCTTTTAAAAGGAATGACCTGTACATATGGTGTTCCTTTTTTAATTGTGGTTTCTAAAGTTTTATACTTATCCCCATTTATTATAAAAGGAAAATTAACTTCTCTTTCATAAGAATCTGTGTCTACAATTGCGGGAATTATACTAAACCTATCATCAGAATTATTTAATGGAGGAACAAATAAACAAGAGTATCCAACAGGTGTTTTTATTTTCCAAGGATTTAAAAACTTTAAAACACCTTGATTATTATTTTTTTCTAGATGAGGACTATCTTTAATTTGATTTGTACTATGGTGTTCTAATTTTTGTTTATTTAAATTAACAAAATGAAGATCCAACATACTTGTTTCGTCTGTCATGGGACAAGCAAAAGTGGTATCTTTATTACCTTCTTCATTAATAAAATTATGATTTATATAAAAATCTTGTGGAGTTTTTAAAATATAGCCAGCTGACATAGAATCTAAAAAAGGCATACAGCCTTTTACAGTTTTATTTTGCCAATCATGGTTTAATTTTTTAAACCATTCAGGTAAATTATTTTTTGCAGGTATTGGGTACTCATCTTTTAAAGATACATATATTTCATGAGCACTAAATTCAATTATATTTTCAAACATTTTTATCTATCTCCACAAAAAAAACTTGCACTGTTCGAGATTCTTTATTCCAATCTATACCTGCAGAATGAAACAAATGAGATTTAAATAATATACATCTATTTGGTTTAGATCCTACAATAACGTCTGGTTTTATTTGATCAGCATAAGAATATAATCTAGTGCCATCATCAATACTAAAACTATCAAAATACACAACTCCTGCCCAGTCGTAGTTATCAGAATCTTGGTGAACTAATGATTCATTTCTATCTTTATAAGGTGATTTTAATAATTCAGAAGTTAATACTTTTCTAAATAAAGATTGTATTTTACTTATTTTAAATTTTGTATTTTCTAAAATTGCCTTTTCTGTAATTTTATATTCTAATTCATTTTTTCCAAAACAATTAGATTCCCAAGTGGGGTATGCGTCTAGCCTTGATGGATAATAAATATTTTGAGGAACCTGTAAACCTTTCATGTTACATGTTCTTTGAAAATTAGACATTAAACCAAAGTTTTCTTTAGTATAAAAATCATCTACAACAATAAAATTTTGCATAAAGTTTTTAAAAACTTTTTATATCACAAAAAATATTTGTTAATAACAATAATGTTTATGCTAATTGAAAAGAATCGTAATAAACATTTGAGTTAATTGATTTTACATATTCTGCAAAAGACACAGAAGGATCAATAGTTAAAGAATCTATATCAATACCATTAATTACATCTATAAAAGAAGAAATGGTATTTTTAAAATTACCTTCTTTTAATGGATCGAAAGAAGTTATTATTCTCTCTCTTGCTTCTGAATAAGTTTCTTTGTTATGAACAGGTGAAATATCAATAACTCCTAGAACTCCGTTAGTTACTTTAAAAGCAGCTTTCTCGTTGTGAACTTTTGTTAAATCAGCGTCTGGTAAATCAACAATAGTGTATTGCGATTGATTAATTCTAGTAGCACCATCAAGCTCCTCTTGAGTAAAGAATGCTTTATAAACTCCACCATCTTCTACATATGTCATTACTATTTTAGCCATAATTAAGATCCTATATTTTCGTAGATGTATAAAAACCCGAAACCTCCATCTTCACCACCTTCAGAATTAATATTACCAATTGGTCCTCCTTGTGACAAAGAAATATTTCCATTTACTGCATTAAAATTACTAGGAGAAGTTGACATATGACTGAATCCCATTTGTTTTCTTAAACTTTGATTCATAATAGTTCCTTTAGAAGAAGTACCTACATTTGTTAAATCTTTTGTAGCACCATTAACAGTTCCTTGTGATCCAGCACTACCTCCTGGTCCACCGCCACCACCACCGCCGTTTGCAGCTACAGTTATAGGGCTTCCAAAATTAGTCGCTCCTCCAGCATTTCCACTACTACCTTGACCTTGTTGTCCATTTCCTCTATCGCCTACTGAATAAGCTTTTGTGTATGGTTGTGATATAGGTGTTGCATAAACTCCAAATCCTCCAGCACCTCCGTTAACACTTCCTGGAGTTCTTCCACCTCCTCCTCCGCCACCAGCTATATAAGCAACTATAAAATTAGCACCAGGTGATGCTGTATAATTTCCTGAAGAAGGTCCAACACTACCAAATGTTCCAACTAAGTTTGATGCCGATGCTGATCCATTTGAAGCTGCTGTTAATCTTCCTTGAGCATCAACTGTAATTGATGAAAGAGTATAAGATCCAGCAGATACTGAAGTGTCTGCTAATTTGGCTGCTGTTACTGCATCGTTATTTATTCCTGCAGTTACGACTGCGTTATCAGCAATCCCTGCGGCCACAACAGCATCATCAGCAATTAAAGCAGAAGTTATAGCATCGTCAGCAATTTTTGCTGTTGTTATAGCATCATCTGCTATTTGTGCACTTCCAATAGTTCCACCTAAAGTATCTAAAGATACTTCTTTTAAGTTTGTACCATCTGAATATGCAGCATAAATTTTTGCAGCATCTAAAGTAAATCCACTTCCACTTGCAGTTTTAATTGTAAGGTTCGTTGGATTAGTTAAACCTGTTGCATCAAAAATATAAAATTTCTCTATACTATCTGGTATAGTACAAATTGTGCTGGCAGCAATACTTGCTGTAGCAAATCTAATAACCATATTTCTTGCATTAGAAAGAGTTTTATTTGTCATTGCAAGAGCAAGAGTACCACCACTTGATAGTGTTACTTGTTCAAAACCTGCAATTGCTTGTTGTATTAAATTTAAATTATTATTTGTATCAGAACCCCAAGTACCAGAAGCATCGCCAGTTGCAATTAGTTCAAGCTTTAAATCTGAAGAATAAGTTGACATATTTTTTTATACCTTATTAATTTATATTTGTAAATAATATATATTTGTATTCATTTGTACACTAAATATTTGTCCAAGTTTCAGTATTATCATCAACAATTGGATCCCAAAATCTTAAATTTACTGGCGTAACAGTCATTTCTTGACCCGTTTGAAGAATAAAGTTATTAGTACTAGGGATGATATCACCTAAAGTTATAGTTATTTCTTGACCAGTTATAGAAAAAAATCCTGAAGTAGAAATTATTACAGAGCTTACATTAGCATTAGCATTAATTCCTGTAATCGAAATAAAGTTTTCAGTGTCTGTTACAATATTAGATAAAAAAGATGTTATACTTTGACCATCAATATTTATCGAATTAGCAGTTCCTGTTATAATATTTCCTAAAGAAGTATTTATTGTAAATTCAGGAACTACTACTGTTATAGCTCCACCTGCTGCTATTGTATAAGTTCCAATAGTTCCTGTTGCTTGTTGACCAGTAATAGGATTAGTAGTAGCTGCTGTAGTAGTTACATTAGCTAAAGAAATAGTTGCTTGTTGACCAGTAATAGGATTAGTAGTTGCAGCAGTAACAGTTACATTATTTAAAGAAATAGTTGCTTGTTGACCATCTTCAATAAAGATATTTCCATCTCCAGTAACAACTTGTCCTAATGGTGTACCCCAAGCTCCGTCACCCCAACCTTCTCTACCCCAACCTTCACCAAAAGTTAATTCAGATTGAATTAGTTGACCAGTAATAACAGCATTTACATTGGGAGATGTACCCCATGCACCTGTGTTCCATCCATCTCTACCCCAACCAACAGTAGCCATAAGGATTTTCTCCTTACGCTATTC